CTGGGCTCTCGCTTGGGCAAGCCTTTGTTTTTTCTAATGCAGTTTTCACATCTTGATCGATAGTGAGTCACATTGTCACGGCAATAATTAACAGCACAAGGTCTTTGCTGACAAGCAGGGCAAGTAGGTCGGTTCATATGGTATTTATAAGCAGGACCTTTGCCAAAGGGCACTGTAAGACACCGTTTTTATCAAATGCCTATAAATATCTACAACTTGAAAAGGAATCCATTATGGCTCTAATCTCTCCCGGCGTAGAAGTAATAGTAATTGACGAGAGTCAATACATCCCTTCTGCGGTCAACACAGTCCCTTATTTTATTGTGGCCACAGCGCAAAACAAAGTCAGTGCTGATGGTATCACAGTAGCAGCAGGCACCCTAGCAGCCAATGCCAACAAAACATATCTTATCACCAGTCAGCGTGATTTGGCAGCTACTTTTGGCGTGCCATTCTTCTACAACACCACAACTGGTACACCAATCAACGGCTACGAACTCAACGAATACGGCTTGTTGGCTGCTTACTCTGCTCTGGGTGTTAGCAATCGTGCTTATATTCAACGTGCTGACGTTGACCTTACTGAACTTACTGCTAGCCTGAGTCGTCCCACAGGAAACCCCAACAACAACACCTACTGGATCAATACGTTGACCACTACCTGGGGTATTTTTGAATGGAATCAGACCACCAGCACATTTACCAATACAGTACCATTGGTAATTACAGATTCTGCTGAAGTCGAAGGCGGCGACGGCTCAGATCCTGTTGCAGATAACACGCCATTAGAAACCATTGGCAGCATTGGTGATTACGCAGTGACTGCCATTGGTAACAGCATTTTTGGTTACTATAAAACTTACGACAACGCTTGGGTGCAAGTGGGCAGCAATGACTGGAAAACTGCTTGGCCCACAGTGACCAGTGCCAATGCTCCTACAACATTAACAGCAGCCAGCAACATACTGATCAACGGCAATATAGTTGCAGTGCCAGCTTCGCCCAACAACACAGTGGCCGGATTCGCTGCAGCTATCAACACTGCTGCTATTACAGGTGTAACTGCTAGAACAGTCGCAGGCGTTGGCAAGCTATTGATTGATGCAGATTCAACTGCTACCAATGACGGCAGCACTTTGGTAGGCAACGGAATTGTATCAATTCAAGCAGGTCCCAATGGTGGCTCTGCATTGTTAACTGCTCTGGGAATTGTTGCAAGAGAGTATGCAGCACCTGACTATTTTCCAGGATACAGTTATCAAAGTCCGCGTTGGAGAACCACCGACACAGACGGCGGTCGTCCAACTGGATCAGTTTGGCAAAATGTCAGCACTGCCAACAACGGACTAGATATCAGTGTTAATGTTTTTAACACTGGTTTAGATACATTCATTGAACAAAATTGCCCTGCGTATGCAGGTGATAAACAAGCAATTTATGGCCTAGATCCTTCAGGTGGCGGCCGAAATATTCCTGTAGGATCAACGTATGTGCAGTACAATTCAATCTCTCCTACAGTGTCTGGAGTAGTTGACACATTTTCTTTTCTAGTGCTTGAAAGATTTGCATTGGGAGCAACAGAAGTAACAGGTGATGTTACTTTTAGTTCAGCCACTGCAACTCCGTTCACAGTGGGAAATACATTCACTATTGATGGATCAGTTGCAGGATCAGAAACTACCAATGTTGCGTTAGCTACCATTGGCGGCACCGGAACTGTGGCTGATTTTATTACAGCAGTAAGTGCAGCAAATGTGCCATTTGTGTCTGCCAGATTGAATTCTGCTGGTAATATTGTGTTTGTACACAGTCAAGGTGGTAGAATTGTGCTAACTACAGGAACTGGTACTCCTATTACCACTGCTGGTTTTACTGATACTACACTAAAAGTACGCCGTCAAACCAGTACACAATTGCTGTTGAGCAATTGGGTCACTGAACCATTGTTTACCTACACAGCCAGTGCAGTAGAACCTGATCAAGATCCAGCTGATGGACGCTTATGGTACTACAGTTCAGTGAGTGATGCAGATATAATGATTCAAGACAACGGTACCTGGCAAGGTTATCAAAACGTCACCAACGATGTTCGTGGATTTGATCTAACAGAAACCAATGCCAGCGGTCCTATCATTGCTGCATCAGCACCAACCACACAAAACGACACAGCAGAGTCACCATTGGCATTTGGTGATTTGTGGATCGACACTAGTGATTTAGAAAATTATCCCAAACTGTATCGTTGGCAAGCAGTCAGCGGTGTCAACCAGTGGGTAGAAATTGATACCACAGACCAAGTGACTGAAAATGGTGTACTGTTTGCTGATGCACGTTGGGCACCCAACGGCACAACAGACCCTGTGAGCGGTGCCGAACCCACCATTGAGAGCCTGTTGGTCAGCGACTATCTTGATCTGGATGCTCCAAATCCTGACCTGTATCCACAAGGTATGTTGTTGTTTAACACACGCCGCAGCGGTTACAACGTCAAGAGCTTCCAGAGCAACTACTTCAATGCACAAAGCTTCCCTGATGATACTTTGCCTACCCAGAAAAACACCTGGCTCACAGCCAGTGGCAATCGTCTGGACGGAGCCATGTGGTCAGGACGTTTGGCACAACGCCAGTTGATTGTGCAGGCCATGAAGTCTGCAATTGACACCAGCATTGCTGCACGTGAAGAACAAAATCAGTTCAACATTATTGCTGCTCCTGCCTATCCTGAATTGACCAGCAACATGATTGCACTCAGCAATGAGCGTAACAACACCTTGTTTGTGGTTGCTGACACACCCATGCGCCTGGGCAATGATGGCAATAGTCTAGTTGATTGGGCAACCAACAACAACGGTCTTGGCCTAACAACTCAAGATGGTAACAATGCAACCAGTAACTATGCTGCTGCATTCTACCCCAGCTGCTTGACTTCAGACCTAGGTGGCAACACAGTGGTTCAACCACCAAGCCACATGATGGTGCGAACAATCTTGCGTAGTGATGCTGTGAGCTATCCATGGTTGGCCCCAGCAGGCACACGTCGCGGTGTGATCGACAACGCTGCTGCCATTGGTTATATTGATGCAGCCACAGGCGAATTCCAACAGATTGGTGTGAGTCAGTCAGTTCGCGACATTCTGTATGAGCGTAACATCAACCCAATCACATTCATTCCAGGAATTGGTATTGTGAACTTTGGCAACAAGACCACTACCATAACAACCACTGCACTGGATCGAATCAACGTGGCACGCCTGGTGGCATTCTTGCGTGGACGACTTGAAGAAATTGGCAAGTTGTTCTTGTTCGAGCCCAACGATCAGATTACTCGCGACGAAATTGCTGGTGTCTGCAACAGTCTCATGTTGGATTTGCAAGCCAAACGAGCCATCTACGACTTCCTGGTTGTGTGCGACACCAGTAACAATACCCCAGCACGTATTGATCGTAACGAATTGTACGTAGACATTGCCATTGAACCAGTCAAAGCAGTGGAATTCATCTACATTCCGTTGCGTATCAAGAACACTGGTGAAATTTCAGGTGCTGCTGCCTAAATGATTGGTGGGGAATACCCTCCCCACCAATCCAGGTAAATAAACATATAGGAGATATACAAAATGGCAGTTTCATCACTTAACAGAATGACAGTACCAGTTGGCAGTGCTAGCGAAGGTGGCGTCCAGGGCATGTTGATGCCCAAACTAAAATACCGATTCCGCGTGTTCTTTGAAAACCTTGGTGTTTCAAAACCCACAACAGAACTCACAAAACAGGTGGTCAGCGTGTCACGGCCCAACTTGACATTTGAAGAAATTGCGTTACCAGTCTACAACTCAACACTCAAACTAGCAGGACGCCACTCCTGGGCAGATATTACCTGTTCAGTTCGTGACGATGCTGGTGGTGAAATTAGTCGCTTGGTTGGCGAACAGTTGCAGAAGCAAATGGATTTCTTGGAAATGGCAAGCGCTGCATCTGGCATTGACTACAAGTTTACTACCAAGATTGAAATCTTGGACGGCGGCAATGGCGCCTTTGATCCTGTGGTTCTTGAGACCTGGGAACTGTACGGTTGCTATCTAAAAGGTGCCAACTACGGTGATTTGAACTATGGCTCCAACGAAGCAGTTACAGTAGAAATGTCAATTGCTTATGACAATGCCAATCAGACACCTGCTGGATCAGGAGTAGGCGCAGTTGTTGGCCGAACTCTCGGTGATGTTGTGACAGGTGCTGGACAGGCCAGCTAACGCTGATCGGAATTAGCCAATGGCAAATTTCGGCCAGGATTTCCTCAAAGGTTTTACCAACGTCAATTACTTGCGTGATTATACTCACGCAAGTAAAACCTTTACCTCAAACCAATACGAACTCAAACCCAGGTTCAAGTTCCTATTTCACGTGAGTTTTACTCTCAACACTCAGATTCCGTCGTTGAATCAGTTTGTGAGTTCAGGTGATGTCAGCAGTCTCAGTTATGTGGTCAAAACAGTTGATTTGCCCAAGTACACTGTCAAAGCTGAAACACTAAACCAGTACAATCGCAAACGTGTGATACAAACAGGTATTGAATATCAACCAGTGACTTTGACTTTTCACGACGATGGCGGCGATGTCACACGCAATCTTTGGTACAACTATTTCAGCTACTACTATAAAGATCCAAACCAAAGATATCTCTCACCCAACAACACCAATGGCAGTGCAGGCGCCAGTAACAATACGCCAACTGGATTTGACTACAACGGCCGCGACATCTACTCAGACGACCGACAAGTCAACGACTGGGGCTACATTGGAGAATCTATCAGCGATGGCACCAGCAGCAGAACAGTTGGTGGTGACACCGGCAAGCCTCCATTTTTTAGAGACATCAGAATCTACGGCATGGACCAACACAAGTTTGCTGAATATGTACTGATCAACCCTCTGATCTCCAACTGGAGTCACGACCAATACAACTACAGTGAAGGCAACGGAATAATGCAGAACAGCATGACCATTGCTTACGAAACTGTAAAGTATTACACAGGTGCGATTGGAAGCCAGCGTCCAGACGTCAATGTACAAGGATTTGCAGATCCTGCACACTATGATACCACAGTAAGTTCGCTGGCACGACCAGGCAGCACTAGAACAATATTTGGCCAAGGAGGCCTGTTGGATGCAGGCGGCGGCATACTGAGTGATCTACAGAGTGGTGGCCTGACGGGCTTGATTGGTGCTGCACAAAAAGCAGGCACAGCCTACAACACATTCAAAGGAAAAAATCTTGCATCATTGGCCAAGAGTGAAGCAACTGCCATTGGTACCAGCGCTATCATTGGTGGCATCAAAAACAATGCTGGCAGATTTTTTCCAACACCAAAATCTCCTCCAACTAACTAAACACTATGAGCAGTATCAATACCACCAACTTTAATCTTGATCAAACAGTGCGTGTGTTTGATAGTTTTTACGAGTACGATGTCAATGTTCCTGCTGCAGAATACGACATTGTGTACAGTTATTTTCGGCGCGAAATGACCACAGGTTCAGCCGCTGGCAACTTCACAGTGAGCCTGTTCAGAGTGGCTGAGGAAACTGGTATTCCTGCGTTGACCCTATTGGAACAATTTCAAGGACAAAACGGTGTAAATCTAAACGTGCAGTTGGCCTATTTTCTCAACAGCATACGCAACAAGGCCACACTGCTGGGTGTGGGTGTGCCTGTACAAAGTAATAGATACGCAGCAAGGTTAGTGGTACAATGAGCAAGTGGGCACAAGGCACATACGAAGTCATCAACAAAGACAAGTATGTGGGTACTCGTGCCCCTCGTTATCGTTCGGGCTGGGAATTCAGTTTCATGAAATTTTGTGATTCAAATGATCATGTGTTGCAATGGGCTAGTGAAAGCATACAAATACCCTATCGTCATCCACTAACTGGCAAACAAACCATCTATGTGCCTGATTTCCTGATCACCTACAGAACTCGCAACAACACCATGCGAGCCGAATTGATCGAAATCAAACCTAAAAAACAAAGCGTGGTGGAATCCAAAATGAGTTCCCGAGACCGTGCCGTAGTGGCCATCAACTACGCCAAATGGGCATCTGCAACTGCCTGGTGCAAACGTCAAGGCATCACTTTTAGAGTTATAACAGAAGACGACATGTTTAAAAACGGTTTCAAGTAATGCCATAAATATGACATGACTCGTAAACTTGAAGAACTTTTTGATTTCCCTCCTGCTGACGAAGCTCAACACACAGAATCTACTGCAGAACCGCCACTGCCCACCACTCGTGAAACACTGCAGGCTCTGGACGAAGCCATTGACAAAGTGGATGCTGCATTGCCAGCAGTCCAGGGACTTGACGCTTCGGATCGGGACATGGACGAACTGGCTGACCTAGCCAAAGACAGCTACAACAATCTCATGGATCTTGGTATGCAAGTAGATTCAAGATTTGCCAGCGAAATATTCAGTGTGGCCAGCAACATGCTGGGCCATGCTATCACTGCCAAAACAGCCAAACTAGACAAAAAACTCAAGATGGTTGACCTGCAGATGAAAAAACTGCGTCTAGATCAGCAGCAGCAAATAATTGACAACAAAAACGCCGAAGCCGGTACCGGACCTGCTGTGCAAACAGGCACAGGGATTGTGCTGAGCCGCAACGATTTATTGGAGCGTTTGTTGGGACGTCGAGATCAAAACGCAACAAAAGAATAAATATACAATAGGATACTGATATGAATACACTTGCAAAATACCTTGCTGAAAGCCAACGCACATACAACTACCGTATCAAAATTGTAGGTGATGTGCCTGCTGGATTTGTCAAAGGCCTGGAAGCCAAACTGGATCAATTTGATGTGGTCAAAGTGTCCACTCCCAAGACTACTCCGGTGCGTAAGTCCAACACAGACTTTCCAGCGTTTCCCAACCAATCAATGACCATTGTGGATGTGGAGTTTCGATACCCTGCTATTGAACCACAAATCAAGCAGTTGGCACAGTTGATGGGTCTGGATCCAAATCGCATTGTGATGAACACTACTGCTTATGAAGACAGCCTGAATCAAGAAGCCAACCGAGTTCAAGAACTCAACCAGGACCTGTTGAAAGACACTGACTATCCTGAAGATGACGCAGAACAGCGAGCACTCAAGAAAGACTACAGTGCTGAACCGCATGATCACGTGGTGTTGAAAAACGCCTATCGTTCAGATTTCACAGTTGCTGGTGGTCGAACACCTGCTGCTAAAACCACAAATGATTTGCCACAGGGTATCAAAAGCCCTATCAGCAACATCAAGCGTCCACCAAAGCCAGCAACTGGCGCCCAACCTAGAGGATAATCCCCATGACATTTTTTTACAATCTCAATGACAAACTAAACGCTATCCGTGAAAAGCCTGAGACCACTCACAAGCAACTGAACGAGCGTGACATGAGCCGTGCTGCCAAGGGCATTAAAAAATATACCCAGCCCGGTATGGAAGAATTATCCAGACTAGGTAGAGAAGGTGCCAGTGAGAAAAAGATGGATGCTGCCCGTAAAAAGTATGACCAGTATGACAACACAGAAGTAGACGAAGGCCAAATGTTGGACAAATTTGTAAATTCAAAAATTGGTCAAAAGATTCTTGGAAAACCTAGCGATGCAAACAAACTCAGTCCTTCCACTGCTGGCCATTCTTTTGGAAAAGGACAAGCAACACCCGGAGGCCCATTGGGACAAATTGCAAGATACAACAACATGAACAAAAATGAAGGTGCCCACAGCCAGGATGCCATGGCGTTGAATCCAGACTTTGACAAGATAGGCCGCAAGCCTGGCGTCATGGACCGTGTGGTTCGGGGTGCAAAAAAAGCAGCTGATGTGCTAGCACCCGGAGATGAAGAATTGCTGCGCCGTCTGGAAAAAAGTTCTGGTGCAGCACCGCGGCAACCAAGAACCAAAGAACCCAAATACATGGAAGCAATGAGTCCTGCTAAACAAAAGTCATTTGCTGCTTTAGCTCCTCCAAACGACAAAATTACTTTTGCTGACAAGATTGCCGGAGCCAAGAAAGAAGTTGACGAAATGCTGGGTGACGTTGCTGCTGAAGCAATGAAATCTGCACTGGGCAAAGGCAAGCAACCTGTGCGTGGCATGGGCGAAGCAACCAAAGAAATTCCTGGCGGTCGTCGCCACACAGCAGAACCTGGCGGCTATGGTCGCAAGGACGACGATGATGCTCCCCGAGTGCAAACACAACGCGGTCGTGGTCGTCCCAAGAACAATGCTGACAGCGACACAGGTCAAGTGATGAAGCCTGATTTTGGTGCTTTTGGTGTCACAGGCAAAGATATCAAATTGCCCAAGCACAAGGGTGCTGTGACCAAGCACAAGATGGTAGGCGAAGATGATCTAGATCCCAAAGATCCAGGCGAATACGATCAAGAAGGCGACATGGCCAAGGACACTATCAAGACTGTGGTGCGGCATGCTCAGGCTTTGGAAAAAATACTGGGCAACAATGACAACCTGCCAGAATGGGTACAATCCAAGTTGGCCAAGATTGAAAGCATGATGACTGCTGTGGATGACTACATGCAGAATCAAGAAACTGATCAAGACGATGAAAAAATGCAAGAGGCCTCTTTCCCAGTGCCACCTGGCTACCCGGCGTTC